GTATTTTTTAATATTGGCATCTGAACAACCAAAGTATTCGGCAACCTCACTCCTTCTCATATTATTGGTAATAAACAATTCGTAGAGTTTATCTTTGGTAATATTGTATTTCATTGATTCTCCTAATAAGTAACCACATCTACTTATTTAGTATTTCTCAACTCTCAACTTTAACTCCTCAATTAGTTTTTGTTTTCTATCTTCAATATAACTTCTTTCCACGAGATTTTCTGGTGAAATTGAATATTGCATCATCAAATGTGGATAAAGTGAATTTAGGTCAAAGCTCGCAACCCAATCATGCTTGCCTACTTGAACTTCTTTAACATAGGCACCTTCAAACATACCATCTTTTTCTTTGATGATACGTGGTGGTACAATGATACCTTTCTCAAACAAATAAGAATTTGTCAAGGCATCCCACATACGAGTTTGAGCAAAGATGTCCTCAAAGTTTGTCTTGGTATCATAAGCCAAGGTTACACCCAACTCAAGCAACTTTAACTTATCTTCTAACTTGATAATCAACTCAACGTCTTTAATGTTGTATTCAATAAACTTCTGATAGTTCAAACGATACAAAGAATGTAGATTATCATATTCATCGTATGAAATCTTGCCTTCACCGAGTTCAACTTGAGCAATGGCATCCAAACGATAAGACTCTTGTGACTTTCCACCAGGAGCATACCATTTGTATAGTTCAATATAATCGAGAGATTCAACACCCATCAGATTATAGGCAATCATTTCTCTGCCATTAATCTTTGTCTTACGTTCACCAATGTAATTCCATGGTGATAGTTTCTTGGTCAAATCTTCACCAAGAATCTTACGAAAACGATTGATGATATATGGTTCATCAAAGAACTTAGTATTCCAACCAGTGAGAATGTCTGGACATTTATCAGTCCACAGGTGCAAGAATTGACGGCATAAAGAATGTTCATCTTTACACTCAACATAAATTACCCGTGAAGTATCATTCTCTTTATCGAGAGTTTTATCATAATCACCACAACCAAAGACATACGTATCGCCACCAAGATACTTGATAGCAATAGCAGTAATAGGTTCATTTGCTTGGTAGGGATCAGGGAATCCATTCTCAGAACCAACCTCAATATCGATTACACCGATTAGAACTTTATCAAAGTCATAATCAACCATACCAGTATGTTGGTCGGAAATATAGGCATATTCAAATCGTGTTTGACCATAAATCTTTGTACTACCATGAACACCATCAAATTGTTTGATGAAGTCTTTAGCCGAACGCATGTCCGTAAAGATTTTTTGTTGTAGTGGTTCACCATCAAGACTTTTGAATGGTGTGGTACCAAAGTTTTTGGTGAAAGGAATATAGAGTGAAGGAGAATACTCGATTCTCTGCTTCACCCGCTTGCCATCTAAAATACCTCGGTAAAGTATATTATTACCGAATGACTGTACATTTGTATAAAAGTTAGCCATTAACCTAAGATAATCTTTTGTTCTGGAACGATAAGGTTGGAACTGAATAGTTCTTCATAGTGTTTAACAAAATCTTCGGATGGTGTATAGGAGTAGACCACATGTTTCTTTGAGAAAACCATAGTACAAGACTCTTGACGGCCATGGATAGGGAATGGTGAGAAACCTACATTTGCCTCACCACCTTGACCACGAATAACTGTGATTCCAACTGGATTTGAGATAACAAACTCGGTTTCCGATTGGGATTCGAGGTCACCGACCACATCCTCACCGGTAATTAATTTAAGTGCATAAACATTCATATAGTTCTCCTAATGATTAAAAGTGGTATAAATATACCTGTAATGATACTTATATTGATGATTTACTGATTATATACGATTAACCAACGATTGTCAATATAACTATGGACTTTTTTAAATTAGTTGCCGAACTAGGCTTTCCAATTGCTGCCGCTATGGCAGGTGGATACTTTGTGTTCCTGACCTTGAAATTTATCTTGGCAGGTGTCTCGTCCTCAGTCAAGGGGTTAAGTGGTATTATTACCGCCTTGGACAATCGTGTTAAAACAATGAACCATGATGTTATCAGAATTGATACTCTAATGTCAAGCGCATTGGGAGTTAAACCTGATCTGGAGCGTATTGCTCGTGCTGATGGTAAGAATGATGCGAGGAGAGATTAATGGATCCAGTAGAATTAGTTAATAAGTATGGTTTTCCTATCGTGGCCGCTGGTGGCATGGGATACCTTATATTTTATGTATGGGAGTGGGCAACAAAAGAAATTAAACCCGTATTAAGTGAAGCCAGTAATGTTTTGATTGCTTTGATTGACCGTATCAGGATGTTGGATAATGATTTGATTAGATTAAATCAGAAACTCAACGTTGTGTTGATGTTACGGGAAATTAAAGATGAAGAAAATAAGGATTCTAAAAAGTCTAGCTCTAGCGTTATTAAGTAGCTCCACTTTTGCAACAACTATTGCTGATTACCAGTTTAAAAGTCCATCACTTAACGGTAATGGATATGGCACATTCCAGATGGCATTGGAAAATGAGCAATATTCTCGTGCGCAAGCAATTCAACAGGCACTAGCAGCCGCACAAGCAACGGCAGCTTCAAACGCAGCCAATACTCCAATCAATCAATTTCTAACAAATTTAGAGTCTCGTATTTACGCTCAAATTTCTCAAAACTTGGCAACTGCCATGTTTGCTGGAGGTTCTGCTACTTCCGGTCAAATGAACTTCCAAGGTAATACAATTTTTTGGACCAATAATGGTACATCAATTCAATTACAAGTGACTGACAATGTAGGTAATGTAACTACAATTAATGTTCCACTTGGATCATTCAATATTACAGGACAATAATGAAAAAATTATTACCAATATTTTTAATCGTATTACTTTCTGGTTGTGCTATCTCACAAAAGGTGGGATTGCTCGATGCTAAACCAGTAGTACCAAAAAATGAACTTCAAAAAGAGTTTGATGATGTTCCACCACCAGCAAACGGTAAATTAACTGTTGCGGTTTATAGTTTTCAAGATAAAACTGGACAACGTAAAGCAATTCCTGGTATTGCTAGTTTCTCTACCGCAGTTACACAAGGTGCTGATGCTTTGTTGATTCGTTCATTACAAGATGTAGGTAAAGGTACATGGTTCGAAGTTGTTGAACGTGGTAACATCGATGCTCTGACCAAAGAAAGATTAATCATCACACAAATGAGAGCTGCATATGAAGGCAACAATGCTCAGAAATTAATGCCTTTGACTTTTGCTGGTATTATCTTAGAAGGTGGTATTATTGGTTATGATACTGGCTTAGAATCTGGTGGTGTTGGTTATAATTTCTTAGGTATAGGACCAACCACACAGTACTCCAAAGACATCGTAACAGTAAGTCTACGTGCTATCTCAGTTAATACTGGTAAAGTCTTGGCAACTGTCACCGTAACTAAGGTAATCTATTCTACTGCTGATGCAATGGCAATATTTAAGAGTATAGATCCATCTGGTTTTTCTAACCTAGGATCACAACTATTCAATTCAAGTACCGGATCCACTGGTGCTGCTGCAGCAATATTCCAATTTGAAGCAGGATTAACAATTAACGAAGCAACAACAATAGCATTAAAATCAACGATTGAGGCCGCAGTCATTGAATTAATTAAAGAAGGCCAAAGAAAAGGTGTTTGGGATTATTCACAGATTAAAGAAGTTCCAATTAGTGCAATTCCTACAAAAACACCAACAATTCCACTTGGTATGTCACCATCTAAAGGCACACCAGCGGATGTAGAAGCAAAGATGGGTGTAGTAAAACAATAAAAGGAAAAAGAAATGAAAAAAAGTCTAGCCAAATTTGTTATGATGACGCTAGCCGTTCTGGTGAATTACTCGTATGCGGGTGATAATACCATTTATATTAATCAATCCGGCAGTAACTCTAATGTTTCAGTTACACAAAACGGAGCAGGTGATGCAGTAGAAGGTGTACAAAGCACAGGTTCTAGTGCTACTACTCCAGCAGTTATTGTTGGTAATAGTAATAATGTAACTGTAAACCAAGTAGGTACTGGTGATACATTACAACTTGGAATTCAAACAACTATTGCTAATGGTATTTCCAACGGCAACAATTATAGTTACTCTATCACTGGTAGCAATTCTACTGCTGTAATTAACAGTAACAATGATGGATCAGGAACAAGTGCAAGTAATAATATTAACGTAAACCAAACAGGTAATACATCTAATTTAAATGTTAATCTATTGGGAACAGGCAACAACTTGACAGCAACAACTGCTGGTGGTACAAGCAATAGTGTAGTGGCCACAATTAACGGTACAGGTAATAACGATACTGTTACTATGAATGGTGGTGGTGCAAATAGTTTTACTTTAAATCAAGGTAACTCTACAACTGCCGCAACAACTAGCAATGTTACATTAAGTTCTACTGGTGCAAGTAATACTTTTGGAATTACTCAAACTGGTGGTACTAATGGTAATACTGTTACTGTTGGTGGTTATAGTGCTACTACAAATACTCCTAGTGGAGCTTTGAATGGTTCTAGTAACACGGTTACTGTATCTCAAACAGGTGCAGCAGATAATACCTTTATATTAGGATTAACTGGAAGCACCAACACAGTTAGTGTAACACAATCGGCAAGCTCTGGCAACAACACTACTAATATTCAAACCAGTGGTAGTAATAATAGTTGGACAATTCACCAGACACATTAATGTCTAATTTACTTCACATGTATCAGGCCTGGTGTTCAGGTAATGACAATACTGATCCAAAAGCCTTTATAGAGTTTGTAGCAAATCGTAACAAGCAAAGTATTGAAAGTGTAATGAAAGAATTGGAAAACTGTAAATGGTTCAAACAACGAAACGATTAAAATTATTGGTGGCCACATCATTTGTGGTCACCTTTAATTGCTTTGCTGCCGTTGGTACTATAACAGAACAAGTAAACACCCCTCCCAACATTCAACGAGCAAAATCCACATTAACTGGCGCCAAAGGTACTGGTGTCGAAATGGCGGATACCATCAATACAAAACAAGGTAAAGTCGGCATTGTATTTGCTGATGACACAAAGGTACAAGTAAATGAAAACTCCAAGCTGGTTATTGACGAGTTTGTTTATGATCCAAAAAGTAAAACATCAGGTAAGTTGGCGCTTAATATGGCTGCTGGTACGGTGCGTTACGCTTCTGGTGCGATTGCTCATAATAATCCTAACTCGGTTGCTATCAATACTCCAACAGCAACAGTAGCGGTTCGTGGTACCGATTTCACCGCCACAGTAGATGAATTAGGTGAAAGTACATTTGTTTTACTTCCTTCTTGTCCACGAAAGAATATGTTACCTGACGAGATAGAGAGAGAATGTAAAACTGGTAAAATTGAAGTTAGTAATGAATCGGGAACAGTTACATTGGATATGGCATTTCAA